GCCCCCTCCCAGCAGGAGGGGACTCACTAGTGGTTAACAACCCACTATAAAGGCCACTAAATCGTGGTCTGGTTGTAATGCCTGGGCATCCTGCCCAGGTAACGCTGCTGGCGTCCTTCAGTGGTGTTTCATATCAGGAGAATGTAAGATGCCGATTGACGAAACAACTATGAACCTCGGTGATAATAAGATGAAACTTTATTACCGAAGTGGTTCCGTCATTGATTCCTCGGACGCTTACCAGGGATACCTCTATTATAGAAGAGTGTACCTCAAGAGGGCGAAACCGCGACTCTCTTTTCTTAACCCAACTGACTATGACTTATCGATCCAGTCTCATGAAGTGGGGACTTACCGCAAAATGTTTTCTCCAAGTTTCTATCTGGAGAAAGCAGAAGGCCATCCGGGTGAAGTAAACGGGATGTTTTCCGAGTACTTTACAACGTCTGGCACTGCGCGGAGTTTCCCTTCGTTCAGCAATAATCATCTGAATGGGGTCATAACTGACCTCAGACTGAAGATTAAGGACCAAAGTGTGAACTTTGCTCAAGCTTGGGCCGAAAGGCACAGGACTATGGGTTTGCTGAGCGACTCGATCTCCCGTATTGCGCGTTCAATCCAGTATCTCCGACGAGGTAATTGGCGTAAGGCCAACTCGTTATTGAAACTTGGAAAGAAGGCTGGTTCTCAAGCCCCTGCTTCATGGCTTGAATACCAATACGGATGGACCCCGTTGCTTAACGATGTATACGGAAGCATGGAAGCTCTCCGACAACTTCGTGAAGCCGCTGACTGGGGAGTCAGTGTGAAGACGGGACGTAAATTCGAGACCTCATCGCAAGAGCTCGTCGAGAAGACGACCTTAGGTGGGAAAGCTCGGCTTTACGTGAAGGTGAAGACGTTCCAGGGAGTCTTTGGTAGGATTGATTATCAGCCTACTAATGACTTCTTTTCCGTCCTCGCCAGCAACACCGGGGTCACTAATCCCGCGCTAGTTGCGTGGGAATTAGTACCGTACTCGCACGTATTCGATTGGGGGGCCCAGGTTGGTAACTGGATCTCCTCACTCGATGCGACGCAGTACATGTCTTTCATAGGCGGCAGTTATACCGACCGTCGTGAAAGGAACCTTAGTGTTGAACCGGAAGACACCTCTGATATCAAATGGAAGAAACTCGGTCTCGACCCTTCGGGTCGACGATTCGAGCTTCACCGCAAGGTATGGAGTAGTTTTCCGATTGCTAACGCTCCACGGATAAAAGATCCGCTGAGCGTTACTCACGTAGCTAATGCGTTGTCGCTACTTGCTGAAGCAATGAAACGCGGACCTGTCAAATTTCGATAGGTTCGTTTCCTCAACCGTATATCCAATAGGATTACAGCTTATGCCAGCTATTGGCAACATCGTCTTAAATGACGCCGAGGGCACTCCCGTTGCCCACACGTTTGCACCGGTTACGACCGACGGTGCAACTGCGAAGCTCGCGAATCGTTCCGCATCTACACCGAAAGGTTTTGAAACTCTTTCTTTGGAGATGCGGGCGCCGCAGGGCCAAGCCACCGCCTATCGCTTGTTGATTGGGTTTAATGACCCCGTCGAAGCGACAGTTGATGGTTCGCAAGTGGTAGTAAGGAATAACTCCGGCGATCTTCGCCTGAACTTTTCTCCTGAATCCACTGCTCAAGAGCGCAAGAACTCTCTGAAGATGCTGTCGAATCTTCTCAACCACGCAACGACTGTTGCTGTGGTCGAGAACCTCGAGCCGATATACTAGCGTATGTCAGCCCGTGGGAAACGACCGTTTCCTCTCAGAGAAGTGCTAGTTGCCATTTCTGCGGCCACTATCACTTTCTCTTGCAGTCACTCGGTTACAACCGAAACAGGAACATTACTATGTCCCACTCTACGCAACGTAAGCGAAGCGCCAACGTCGCAATCGATCCTCAGGTCCTACCCCGTACAGTACAACTCCTCGCAAGAGGAGGAGTGGTGTATGGAGTCCCGATGGAACTGCAACAACGAATCGGAGTCGACCAAGTAATACGATCTCCAGAAGTGGAGACTCGTGATACTGAACCGCTCCTATTCGCAAAGCAGTACCTAGGGGAGCACTTGCTGTCCAAATTCGATGACGGGAAACCGTCACCGGAAAAGGAGGCTCGTACTTGGGACAGGTTCTTCACCGCTGAGGAGGCATGCCTCCGAGCTAACTGGCGTCTGAGTCACCCACTTCGTCTGTCTCAAACAACAGACATAAGCGTCTGGTCCGTAATTGAAACGGCCAGGCGAAAAATTGAGTGGCTCTTAGGCCCGTATAGAGAGGAGGAGTGTGCCCGTGCACGGTCATTTACTAACGGAGCAAGTTTGCAGCTCCGTAAGAGACAAGGCCATAGCGCGTATAAATACTCGGGTCAACCCGAGACGACGGTCAGCAACCTTAAATCGCTCCAGGACATCATCTCATTCGATGCTTGGCGCGATGCTATTCGACACTGGGATTCTTTCCTCGTGTTCGACGGCAATAAGGTGCAATGCGTTCCCAAGAACTGGAAGACGGACCGCACAATCGCTATCGAACCAACTATGAACATGTATGTTCAAAAGGGGATCGGTAACGTATTGCGTAGGCGTCTGAAGAGGGTAGCGGTAGATCTTGATGATCAAACGACCAATCAGAGACACGCCCTTGAAGGGAGTATCCTGAACGATCGGGCGACATTGGATCTATCGATGGCGAGCGACACGGTTTCAACCGAGATCGTGTACCAACTACTCCCTCCCGATTGGCTTTCGGCACTTGAGCAGTGTCGAAGTCCAATGGGCGTTCTTCCTTCCGGTAAGAAAATCGTATACCGGAAGTTTAGCAGCATGGGTAATGGTTACACTTTCGAGTTAGAGTCCCTGATATTTTGGGCTCTAGCTTGGGCGGTGACCTTTCTCCATGATGGGGACATGTCGTTGTTAGGTGTTTATGGCGATGATCTTGTCATAGACTCAAACGTGGCCGACCAGCTGAAAGACGTGTTGTCTTATGCTGGTTTTACGATTAACGATAGTAAATCTTTCGTTAAAGGGCCATTCCGTGAAAGTTGTGGTAAACATTACTTTAACGGAATCGACGTGACACCGTTCTATATCAAGAAGCCGGTTGATTCGCTGGCGGAACTGTTCAAGCTGCACAACAGATTGTATCGTTGGGCAACCAGAATGGGAACGTCATTGAGTCAATCCGATAAGGACGTACTAAGTGATGCACTTGCAAGCATCAGACAGTACGCACCTGCTTCTTGGCGTAGACCTCGTATACCTGATGGTATGGGAGATGGCGCCTTTATCGGCACGTTTGACGAGTGTCAGCCTTCTCGCCTGGCCAGCGTATATCGCACCCGCAAGGGTAGATATCCGTATGCCGGTTGGGAAGGTTGGCTCGTCGACGTTTTAGTGCAGAGTGGTGACCCGGTATCTTTCGATTTAGGCAGTCTAGTCTCGTCCCGGACAGGGAAACCTGTCCCCGGTGAGATGAAAACTGATTTAGATCGTGGATACTTAGCCTATCGCATTGCACAGCCATCGCCTTCAGGGTGGGAACAGTTACTATTCCCACAGGAAGGAGGGGGGCTGACGCTCAGTCCTAGGTACAGGGTCGTTACGATCCTGGTAACGCATTACGACTCGTACTCAGCCATCGTTTAACTAGGCTGACTGGAGTCGTACTTTCCGGGAAGTTATTGCCCGG